AGTGCCCATGACCTGACCTTTGCGCACACGCAACTTGCCCATGAGTCCCACCGGCGACCATTCAGGACGCTTGCTTCGTGGAACGTACTTGATGTCTGGGTCGTAGGCCGGGTTCACCATTGGCCGCACAAGTTTGTTGCCCAGACCATCCACAGTGGCCATCTCGGCCGTAGCTGGAACACCACTGGTGTCCTCAAAGCTGGCCACACTGTGACGCTTGCCTTCATCATCGGTCCAGTTGTAGGCATGATATTCTTCGGTGATTACTCTACCCCAATCATCCCTTAGGTATTGTCCCGCCCAGGCCAGTTCAGCACCATCACCCACAATTGATGGATTGCCGGATACCACGCCCAACACAGTGTCACCTAGCACAGCAGGCCGCACACGGTTGCCATCTAAGGCCACGGTGACGCCAACTCTATCTTCGCTGTTGGGGTTCCCGTCGGCCCATTCAAAGTATTCAGCATAGTCAGCACCGGGTGCAGTCACACTGCCGGCATAAAATACATTGCCGTTGCCTTTTACTTCAAATACTACATCATTTTGACTATAGCTTCGAAACTGTACAAAATCTCCGCTTGGTGGCCTAGCTGATGAGCCTTGGAACACAGCACCAGTAAATGTCATGTTTGTGGTCAATGCGGCTGTGCCAATGCCAAGGCCTGGTTGATTGCCAGTATGCCATCCATACACTCCAGCACCGCCTGTGACACCGTTGTCGATCCCAATAATGGCAGCCCCTTGCGCTTTGGGACTGCCAGATACAGGGTCTCCGCTTCCATCTACAACAAGTCGTTTGTTGTAGAATTGATGTGCGTAGTGGTAAGGCGTGGTAATATTGACTGGGATCATCACCACTGGTTCAGGATAGTCATTAACACCGGGGCCTTGATAAAATATACTGGTGCCAGCTGGTGTAAAATTGTAGGCCTGACTGTTGATTCCGCCGGTGTACTGTTTAAGCCCGGTTACGGTCTGTGTGCCTGTGGTGCGTAACACTGTGCTATCCACAGCAATACTACCGGCTGTGGTAATTGTACCACCAGTTAAACCGCTACCAGCAGTGACAGAATACACAGTGCCAGTGCCGCTGCCGCCGGTGGCACTTAACACACCATTGTTGATGGTGAGTCCTGAACCAACTTTAACGCCGCCCAGCACACTGCCTGTAGCAGTTGGCAGTGTATATGTGCCAGGATTTGCAGTGATCATCACAGCACCAACACCAGTGCTGGGAGATAGGGTTACACCGGGGCCTGCCACTATTTGAGTGACGTTGGCGCTGACAACCCCGGCAGCAACAGAAAGACCGCCACCAACTTTGACACCACCCAATACACTGGTTGTTGCCGCTGGTAGAGTATACCCTCCACCACTGCTGGAAGTGGCATTGATGGTTACATTGCCCACACCATTGGGAGGGTCTAGGGATATGTTGGTACCGGCTATGAGCTTGGTGACTCCGGTGTTGGTGACAACGATGTTGCCACTGGAGCCTGAAAGTCCAATGCCTACCCCGGCAGTGGACAACCCCAAAACTCCATTGTTGATCACAGTTATATTGCCGGCAGCAGCCGAAACTGTGATCCCTGCACCAGGATTGAGTCTGGTGACTCCGGTGTTGGTCACAACGATATTGCCAGCTGATGTGATTGGGCCGCCACTGACACCAATACCTATACCCGGGGTCAAGTTCACATAAGTCACATTGCCGGTGCCAGTGCCACCAGCATAGCTCACAGTGATTCCATTGGCTGTGCTGGTGACTTCAATGGGTCCTGAACCAACAATCTGACCTTGATTTAACGACGCCCCGTTGCCAACCAACACATTGCCCACACCGTAACTGCTGTACCCAGTGCCACCGTTTGGTGCTGTGACTACTCCGGAAACATTGGTGGCTGTTCCTGTGACGTTTCCCACCAAGTTGGCAGTTATGGTGCCAGCTGAGAAATTTCCTGATGCATCGCGAGCAACAATTTTATTCACAGTGTTACCGGAAGTGGCATCAATGTTCCAAGTTTGGTTGACATTGCCAACATACACATTACCACTGATGTAATTGCCCGGAATCAAGTTGCCAGTGTTGCTAATGATGATGTTGCTGGTACCATTGAATGCCACACCATTGATGGTTCTTGCTGTGGTGAGTTGATCTGCTGATGTGGCTCTTCCACCAAGGATACTACCACTGGCCATGTTAATGCCCGCCACCAATGACGTAAATCCCGTGGGCCGTTGGGTCGCATTTATAGTGAAATTGTCGGAACTTACAATTGACACTGTGGTACCGTTGACCTCTCCCAATATCACAGCATGAGCAACATTGCCACTATCATTCAATGTAGTACTGGTCCAACGAGTTTCGGCAAAACCCGCCACTCCCTCAGGACCCACCAGTTGCCAGCCCGTGCTACTGTTGTAGATAAAAAATTGTGAAGTAGCAGAGTTAAAATACATTTGCCCAGTTACCAATGTACCAGTGGGCGCAGAAGTTGCTACAGTGACAAGATTGATGGGAACCCAGGCTGTTCCAGTATACACCTGCACCTGACTGGTGTTGGGGTTGAACCACAAATCGCCATTGATGAGTCCCAGCAAAGGCGCTGAAGTTGCCACAGTGAGTCCCTTCACTGGACTCCATCCCGTGCCCGAATACACATTCAATGTACCAGCAGTGTCCCACCATAACTGCCCTTCAATGGGATTTCCGGGCGGAGTAGAGTTTGCAAAGTTTTCTAGCTGATGTACAATGTTTTCGACTTCGTACTCGCCGTAAGGCGTGACATTCTTGCCAACTAGAGTTTGGCTGGTGTTCCCGGTGTTGATAGCACCATCAGGAATAACTGCAATGATTTGACCACGGGTATTGGTGACTACGTATGACATGTTTGGAGCTCTCGTTTAATACAGATATTTATGCTGTATTTGAAAGCACGTCACAGTCAGCAAAGTAAATTTGCTGTGTGAATTCTCAAAGATATTTCATGGAAAACCAGGTGGCCAGCTGACTATTATAAAAAATAAAATCCGTGTGTCGTGGTATATCTCCAACCATTTCATCCCACTTCCACGGGGAGTAAGAAAAATCAAAGTCCTGGCCCAGAACATAGCCCTGTGCTTTGAGATCGTGTACCACCGTCAAGGCTTGATCAGCTCGATAATTCAACAATCTCACAGAAGTCAATCATCTTCCCATTCCTGGGGAATCCACCCCAACTTCAGCAAATCGGCTTGTATCTCTTCGGTGATGGTGCCTTCGGATACAAACCCTTTTCTTGCTAAATCATGTCCAGCAGAGTAAACATCGGGCTCGTCGCCGCCACTGATGCCACTGCAATACCAATCAATGTAGTCGCCTTTTTCCTGCATGTCAGCAATGATACCACCGCTGTGCCTCCAACTGCAACTCCAGCGTTGATCTTTCAGCAAGGGCCAAACATCATTCTTGACAAATTGCATGTTGCACATGGCAGCATAGAGATTCTGAGCGTAGGCATCACTGGCACGTACCTTGGCCAATATCCAATCAGTGCTACGCAGGTCGTATTCCATGTTGTCTCGTTGCCAGGCAGGATCCACCATGTTCTCATCATCCTGTTCACGGGCACTCTTGTAAAGATTCAAGTAATCTTCATTGGGTGCTTTGCCTTCTTCCAAACAACGTTCAACATATTTTTCTGCTTGAAAAGTATGCCGTTGGGGACTCTTGGAAACTTTGGTCATTGCAAAGTGCGTGTGGAATTATCGCTCATGGCCTGCACAATCTTTTCCACTACATCGCGCTCACCGTCTTCAATGAGCTCTTCAATGTCAACTGGTTGACTGCGTTCTGCCAGCTCTTCGGCAGTCATGTTGGCAAACATGCTTACGATTTCAGCCTGCAAACTATCCAACTCTTCTTGTGTGCCGTCAAAGTCATCAAATGCTCCGGGAGCAAACTCAACCTTCATTTTCTTTTCGGTCATAATATTTCCTTGTTCTGGTCCGGCCTACAGGAATCGAACCTGTATTGACGGCTTAGAAGGCCGCTGTATTATCCATTATACTAAGGCCAGATTGTTTGGTACGAGTGGCCGGAATCGAACCGGCACGCCTTTTAAAGCGAGAGATTTTAAGTCTCTTGTGTCTACCTATTTCACCACACTCGCGTGTTCTTAATAAATTTCTTTGATGATCTGGAACTGATCTGCGGGATACCGTGCCTGAAATTCTTCGCTCTTGACAAAATCATTGTAGGCCTTGGCGTCAAAGAATACTTTTCTAAACACACTGGCCAGTTGTCCTTTAACTGTGACAGTGAGATAAACCGATTTTGCTTTGCCTGCCATGATCATTTCCTTTAGTTTTATTTAACATTAAATTTGGTGGGCCCTGTGTGAGTCGAACACACCACCAATGGATTATGAGTCCACTGCTCTAACCAACATGAGCTAAGGGCCCGGATTGCATTTTAGTTACATGACTTGTTGTTGGGCAGGTCATAAACACGGATATTCTTAGCTTGGGCCAGGATAAACTCCCCTGTGCTTTCGTGAAACTGATCAAACGAGTCAAGCCGATCTGTGGCCAACGGTAGTTTATACATGCTCAACCAAGTCTTTACAGTGCGACATCTTGCTTCAATGGGCCAGTTCAACATGCAGGCAATGAAATCATTGGCTTGACGATGAAACCGTTGTTTGCTTTTTCTGGCAGACAACTGCACAAGTTCCTGCGCCCAAGTATGACATATTGCCGGATAATTTGCGGAAATGATATTCCATGCCTGTTGTTGTTCCGAGGTCATCACCAATCCTTGTCAACATTGTTTTGGGCAATGAATTTACGCAGGGCTTGTTCAATCAACTGATTAAGAGTGATGTCACGTTCGTGCGCCAGTTTCATGTATCGGAACAGGTCTTCATCGCTGAAATCCACTGGCATGCTCACACGAGTATCGTAGTCTTCGCCGGCCACAATGGCCAAGCACTTTTGCATAAAATCATCATCGACTTCTAGGTCAATAAAGTCCACATCGTCCCAGGCTTGGTTGCCAAGTTCTCCGCGCTCGTCGGACTCGTCTTTGTATTGATCTAGGAAATCTGGGTTGATGATTCGGTAAGCACGGTCATGTGTGTAATCGCAGATATACACTTCGTAGGCAGTCTGATCTTGCGTATCAAACACAATATTGGCACTCCAGCCTCCGCGGCCATGAACGCCATTCCATGAACTCAGTTGGTACGCATGATCACCGTAGCAATTCCATCCATAGCTGTCGCCTTCGGTGATGCGATAGTCAACCATTTCCATCCACTCTTTAAGAGTAATCATATCAACTCCTTAAAATTTAATTATAGCACACAAATCAATCTGTGTCTATTAGGCTGTTAGCCAAAGCATTTCTTCTTTGACTTCTACACTTTCACTGCCATCATATTCGTTGATTCTAAATTCCGTGCCTACATCCAGCCAGACAATTTCTAAATCTCTCATACCACCATCATAAAGATCGGGATACTTGAGTGTGACATAGGTGGTTAATTCTTCCCATTGTTCTTTTTCCACAAAGTCAACAATCACAGGCTCAAATACAAGTTCTGGCACTTCCTGATTCCAAGTGCTCCAGCCTGCACCAAAGCCCGGCGAGTACAACACCGCCACTTGGCCATTTCGAATCAATTTTTTAATATTCTTCGTCATAGACAGGATCTGTTTCAATTTCTACATGTCCAAATCGAAGCAGACCTCGGCCTACTTTTTCAACTTCAAAAGGTTGATCAAATTCTACAACGGAGCCCAGTCCTTCAATATCCGCATAAGTGTTGTCACGTATGTCCGTTACCAGGATGCAACCAATACTGCCCGAATCCACGCAGTGACTGTCGCCCATGTTGTTGTAGTATTCTCCATCGCCAAATGCTGTGCCAAAGCTGGCATAGCGGCGCCCGTCTTGAAGTGTGAATTCACCTTCGACACCTCGGCCAGGAGCACCGGGTGGGAAGAACAAAGCACAAACTTCGTCCCATTCTGGGTGCATGACATAGCACAAGTCACCAATGTAATACTGTCCGGCGGGCATGGTCATAGCAGTTCCTTAACTGTTGATGGTTTCAAACGGGCTGAGTTCTTCACTGCCACTGTTGGTGGTTTCATACACCCAAGAGATGGGAATTTCTAGGTTCCGGGCAATGGTCACTGGCAGGTAACCAGCTTCCAGCATGTCACTGATTTCAAATGTAAGTTCGCTCATTCTGCTCATTTTTAATTCCTTGTTACTATGCCATTATTATAGCGAATTTTTAATTTCTAGTCAACTTGAACATCTGCTATCTGGCCATCACGGAAAATGTAGTAGCATTCAACCAGGCCATAGCTGACCCAAATGCAGTCATTGCCGGGTCGCATTGTGTAATTCTGAATGTCTTTTTTGGCAAGGTCATCTCTAACCAAAATTACCTCAAATTCATTCATTTCAATATTCTTTCTTGTTGCCATCAGCTTCGTTGTCTCGGTAGCCTGCGGCGTAGGCCGCGATTTCTGTGTCAGTCATTTGTGCCATGTCAATTCTAGGACTACGGTGAGTGTCGCCCACAAAGTAGTGCGGCATATAGTTGCGACCGTAATAACTGTCAGCCATGCCGCGATCGTACGGACCGCCATGACGTTCGTCGTAATAACCAGATTGTGTGTGTTCTTTAATCATACTGTTTCCTTTGGTGCCATCATTTTGCGTCCTGCCGCTATAAACATACGATAGGCTACTCGCTCTTCTTTCTCAAGATCGTCGTAGCATTCTTCCATGCTCTCTAGACCTTCTAAAACGTCGCCTTCGCAGTAGAGTTCTGCGTATTCCTGCACAATGCGGCAAGCATCGCCTAATTCCATGTATAGTGGTGTTCCCATTGTGTTCTCCTTAAGCCGCTTTGCGGAAGTATTGATAGGGCAAGCCCAGTGTCCAAGCAAGGTAATCATCATCACCATTGGTGTCTTCGGCTTCGTGAATCCAGCGCATGGCCATAGCCATGTCTTGTGCACCCATGCTGATCATTTCAGCAACGCGGCGCTCAAATGCCTCAACGGCCTTGGTCTCGGCTTCTTTGCGAGCAGTCTCTTCACGGTCAATGGCTTGACCCAAGATCACAAACTCCTCTTCAAACTGCTCAAGAGTCCAAAAACTAGTGTCAACACCACGGGGGCGAACACCGTAGGCATCTTTGTACATGTCCCAGAAAGTGGCTTGGGCCTGCTCTAAATCGCTCAACTCTTCCCAACTTTTGAATTCTGTAGTCATTTAGTGTTCCTTGTTGCTTACTATACTTCAATTATAGCAAAACCGTCAATTCTGGTCAACCAAAATAGTGTTGTATTTTTACAACCCCACGCTTTTCTTAATATCGAAACGAGCAGTCTTTTCGTCAAAATACATGCGAATACCGTCATTGTAAGGGTAAGGACTTTGCACTACAATTTCGCCTAGCTCGGTGGCAAGAGCCTGCGTAAATTTACGCAGGATAGACTGAGTGTCCTCCATTTGATCTAATGGATCCCGATCCAGAATTTCCTGATATTCGTTAATAAGTTTTTCGATGTTTTGATGTATCATTTCCGGCTCCTTTTTCTTACTATACTCGTATTATACGAAATCTGCCAATTCTGGTCAACCTGTTTTTACGCTGTTTTTCGTGTGCTTTGATGCGTCGACACAGCTTCTAAGGGCGTAAACCACCCTGACAGACAAAAATGTGTACTCAAGTACTGGTTTTGGGGGCAAAAACTGCAAACTCAAGTACTACTTTTTGGGGGTAATTTAGACTTCAATTGCTCTGCGGAACAAGATTTCTTGCTTGGAGAATGCTTGTACTTCCCAAGGTTGGTCCAGATACGGAGTTTTGAGCCCATAGAATTTGCCACGCCATCGCTTGCCTCGGGCAGTGACTTGCAGAGTGCCTTTGACAAACTGTGCCACATGAGTGAGCTCGTGTGCCAGAGTGGCGCCCAGGGCCTGCAGATCTTTCACGGGTTTGAGCACAACCAAATAGGTGTCTATACCGGTCAAGGGAATGGTACTGCCAAGTTCCTCAATGTCGGGATCAAGAATAATGTGCAAGAGTTTTTGGCTCCGTGTCAGCTTCAATTGTTCTAGCATGGAGGGCACCAATGACTCCACGTATTTGCAGGCCCGTGACCGACCTTCGATATACACTTCCATTTTAAATTCCTGTGTGAAAAGGGTTGCGTCTACGCAAATGGGACAGTGCCGCTTCTCGAGTTTCAAAACGTCCTGAGATGGGGGTCTGGTGAGCGCCACGCACAATGTACCATCCACCTAATAGGCCATTAAAAATGACTTTCATATTATTTCACCAATGTGTAAGGTTGGTTCCAGGCACCAATTTGCAGGTGAATGTAATAAGCAGTGTGGAAGTAATCAGACCTTGCGTCAGACTCATCAAACCAACGACGTCCACCGGCCACAGTGCTGGGTGCAATTTTAATGATACGCAAGAACTGATCAATTGCATCTTTGGCTTCGCCAGTGAAATGATCTTGGAACCAATACTGGTTGACCTGCAGATATCCTTCTGCAAGACGAGCATCAACATGTCGATGATCTATGGTTTGACTGTGATTTTCAACAAAGTCAATGGGACCAGATTTAACTGTTACATCAACGCTGAGGCTACCAGAACCTTTGCGAACACCAAATTTAAATTTGGGAAATTGAGCTTTGAGTTCGTTGCGAATTGCTCGAACTTCGGTTGCACTAATATAAGCCATTTTCAGTTCCTTTTTATTACATTGACCAATAGGTTTCGCTGGCAGGGTTGCAACACCAAGGAGTGTCTGCATCAATTGTCACAGGCTTGCCCGTCATCAAGTTCTTCACAGTGATCTTAGGTGCAGTGTAAGTGTCACGGGCCACAATGTTCAGCTGGCTTTCATTCCAACCTGCTTTGTTACAGAGACGAGTTCTAGTGGCCTTTGCGGCACCAAAAGTTTTGTAGGCACGAGTCTTGTTGGGACCGTCTGTGACAATAAGTCCGGTACCTTTGCTAACGATTACGTATGACATATAAATTTCCTTTGTTTCTTACTATACTTCTATTATACAAAATAGCCCAATTCTGGTCAACCAGAATCTGGTGTTGTAATTAAACAACACCCCGCACATCAGTGTTCAAATTGGGCTTCAACTCACGAATCAGGGCACGTTCTGCAATGTGGGCTTCGGTTTTGCCACGCACCACTGCAACAATACGGAACTGAAAAGCCTCAGTGCCACGAGCACGAATTGCTTCGTACAAGGCCCAACTTTTGTCTTCGCTACGTGAGCGATAGATGTGCTTGTTGATGCGTGTTTTTACACTCTTCAAAACAGTGCTTTCTGTCTTGGCAGTGACGCCAATGTAGAAGTCTGCACCGCTCTCAATGCGGTAAATGATGTGAGTGCGATCTGCACGTTTTTTTCGGGGTTGCTTTTTAATTTCCATACTAGTATTATAACCGATCTTGCAATTCTGGTCAACCACTAGATGAAACCCTACACAGGGTAGGGTTTTGGGCAGGATTATTGGATAATATTATCGGGATTATCGGATAATATTGTCGATTATTATTATACAAATTCGATATTATCGGTACGCAAACGTTGTTTGGCTTGCTCGATAATACGTAGTTTATCATTTTCGATGGTATCGTAGGGAATATCTCCGGAAACAAAATCGCATTTTGCTTGTGGGGGGAATGGATATACTATATCTCCATGTTCATTTTCCCGGGGATATACGTTAAATGCCATAATGATTTTGTAAGTGCCTTTATCTTTATAATATACTAATTTTGCTCGTGCAATATTAGCAACAAGAATTTGTGCGTTTGACATACTGGCTCCTTTGTTATTGAAATACAATTATAACAAATCAGCCTTTTCTGGTCAACTATAATTTTCCAGGAACTTTTGCAGGTCGCCGTACAAGGTGGCCAGCATGGCTTCACGGCTTGAAAACAAGATCAACTGTTGACCCGGGAAATCAATGTAGTAAGGAAAGGTGATTTTTCGATCCAGGGCCAACAGCACACTCTTGTTCACTCTCAGTTGTTTGATGTTTTCAAGGGCTATGCTCCAACTTTCAATGTCAAGCATTTTAAAAGTCTGATATCCAAGATCGGTTAGTCTAGCACCGCCATCTGACCTAATATTTCGATACCAAACTTTGGTGGCATCATCAACTGACATCTGCTGATGGCTGGGCAGAAGATTGATTACTGCTTGAGTAATGTCATGCCGATTTTTCACGTGGATAAATGGTTTCCCCTTGCGTTAGCAAAACAACGGAAAACTTGTCAGTCTTGAACTGTGTATTTAATTTCTTGGCAAGATTGATGGCATGTCCACTGTTGGAGAAACTCACCTTGCGATACTTGGGCCCAGGATATTGAGTCAACATGTGTGCTGTTTTCAAGTTGATGGGTGCGCGGTCAAAGAACACTGCCCAGATGCCATCTGCGGCCAGCACCTGTTCACTGCGATAAGTTCGTTTGTCGGTGTTCTCAATCAACACATGCGGTTTTGGTCTACTCATTTTTAACTCCCATGTTTATTTATCAATAAACTCAGCAGTTTTAAAAGTTGCCACCATCCATGGAGACTGTGATCACATCAGTGTTGGTGTTGTCAGCGGGCTCTTGCAGTGCTTGTAACACCAATAAAAGCTTGGTGATATCGGCATGTAAATCACGGGCCTCGATGATGCTTAAAATTATATCTCGTTGTTGCCGGCTTTCGGCAGCTTTGATTCGATCAATGAATCGATTGATGTGCAGGCTCATTTTGCTTGTTCTGCCGCTTCTTGGGTTTTAAATGGTCCCAGATACTTGTATCTTTCCAGCATGATAAACTTGGGGCATTCCACAGTTTCATAATCTCTACGCACTTTTACTCGATACCAACCGGCTGCATACCAACTACGGCTTCGTGGTTCTTTGGTCCATAATGGTAGTTGGTGTTTGATATCAAACACTGAATTATGGGGAGTTTCTGTGGTATGGTATCCGTGAACCTGGTACTGTGGTTGAGTGCTGGGGGCGGGTAAAATGTTTTTAAAATCCACTAACACTTGTTCACGCAACATGTTCATGGTTTTATATACTGTGACACTGTCATTTATCCTCACTGAATACCCTTGTGGCATGTGTTCAATATTGCCTATTTTTTGATCGTTTTCCTGCAAAATCCAATATTGATCGGGTACTACTGTTTTGGCTACTATCATTGTTGTTTCCTTGTAAGATTATCCCAATACACCGTGGTAGGTTTCATTCAACCAACGTGAGTATTGCTCTGCGCTTTCGCTGACTCGATTCAATTCATACTTGCCGCAAAATTTCATAAATCGCACCCCCACTTGTCCCACATCCTTGTGTGAAATCTGTGACGCGATTGCTTGATCTACATAGGCCTTGACATTGTCGGGCTGTGCAGTCAAGTCAACCAAGGTGCAATTGCGTTCATAGTCATCCAACACACGATGCTCGGCACCTTCGTGATCTGACCAACGTTGCAACATCATGTTGTTCCAATTGTAGCCTTTTTTATCACGGTCTTCATAGGCTTCCAAAAGGCCCACCTTGTTCTTGGTGCCTTTTGTTCGCACACCTGGATAGGCCGAAAACACATTGTCACTGGCATCACCACGCATGCACTTCTCGAACAACAGCCATTTGGGATCGGGAATGATCTTGGGCTGTTTGGTCTTTTTGTCAACCACAGCACGATTCTTGGCATCAAAGATGCCGCGTATGGTCAACAACTCGTCGGTGATGCCGTTGTACTGATCCACGTTCTCGCTCAGCAATTGAACAAAGTCGGTGTCGCTTGAAATAACTGTGTGGTGATCTTGGGGGTGCAAAGCTATCCATCGCGCAATGATGTCATCGGCTTCGGCTTGCTCGTGTCGAATCACAGAACAGTTGGTCTGCTCTGCTAGGTATTTAGTGAAAACATCATAGGTCTCCCAAAACAGCTTGTCTTCTTCTTGCTCTTCTTCGGTCATTTTCCCGCGGGCCACAGCACGATTGGCCTTGTAGGGCTTGTAGAAATCTTTGCGCCAGCTTCGACCCTCTAAGGCAAACACCACGTGATCTGCCTTGAATCGTTGATGCATGCGATTCACTGAGCTCAACACAATGTGCAGAGCATACCCAACTTTTTCCCAGCTGTCGGCAGCACGGAAGGCCGCGTGGCGAGCACGGAAAAATAAGTTAGCCGTGTCAATTAGTAGATATCGCATGTTTACGCCAGGTTGTTGTTGATAATGTATTGTAACATAAATCTCTGCCATGCACGGTGAGCATCTTCTCCAAAATGCCAACTATCTGGAGAAACCGTGCCAAAACCGTTGCGGCGCAACCACGAATCAAATGTGGATTCTGGATTGTAGGGATCAATATAGTGTACTCCCCAATCATGTTGTTGTGATAGGGGTATTTTGGCAAAGTGTGAATTGCCGTTGAAAAATACATGTTGTATATTCAACTTGTTTAGCTGTTGATGAAAGGCCCATATTTTTTCATGTGATTGAGTTGTGCATTGTTGCCAGTCAATGTTGGCAACAAATTCTTTGTACTGTTGTTGTAGTTCAACAGGAACGTCATCAATACCCGAAGCATTGACTTGATAGTGGACACCGTCTTCGCCCTGCCATTCTTCGCGTTCCCAGGTGCTCCATTGAATCAACATCAATGTATCATTACACCATCCAGGGTGTTCTTCAATCCATTGCAGTGTGGTGCGAATGATTCGATCATTACTGCTGGCAGATTCAGCGTCACAGTATAGCACAGTTTTGAATACTTGACTTAGCCGGTTACCCCAACTCACTTGAAGATTGTCGGGATGCGGGACTCGCCCCATGTAAAAGTAGCGTCCGTCATCGTTGGCAAAAGCATGCTGATTCACAGCTTCGGCTGCGGCAGCGTGACTGTCACCGTTTACATACAGTCGCATCATTATGATATTGCCTTGATTTTTTCTGCTTCTGCAACTCGCTTGCGCAAACTGCTGGAACTAAAGCTATGGTCACGCCTATTAAATATTACTTGTATTTGTCGACTTTGGCCTTCGGCACGACCGGTAAAGTTTGTATCATTGTATTCTTCGCCCAAAATACGAATATCCAATGGTAGAATAAGCAACAAGTCAATCAAGTCTTGTTCAGTTTGATACACAACAACTTCATCAACATAGCGGCAAGCCGCAAGTTGAATCTGTC